GGATCAGCCAGGAAAAGAAGAGCCAGCCGATGGGAGGCGGTGCGATCCGTTTGCGTTATATCTGCGACATGAAGATCCGGGTGGTCGGTTATAAGGCATATTGTCAAGGCCGTGCCATCGGTGAGGCCGGCAGCTATTATGTGGTGTGGGAAGAAGGAATCATTCAAACGAGTAATAATTTGTGATATGGAAAAAGACAAGGTTTACATCAGCGGGGCAATAGCCCACTATAACATTGACGAGCGCAAGGGTGCGTTTGCCAATGCGGAACAGAATTTGAGAAATATGGGCTTTTCCCCGGTCAATCCTTTTAAGAACGGGCTACCGGATGAGGCCCATTGGAGAGAGCACATGCGGGCGGATATCGCCCTGCTTCTGGATTGTGAGTATATCTATATGCTGAAGGACTGGGAACTGAGTAAAGGCGCGAAGCTGGAACTTGACGTGGCGAGTTCATGCGGCATTAAAGTATTGTTTGAATAACAGTTTAAAATATAGAATTATGAATGACATTGAAAAAGCATTTCGAGGATTGGGTAGAACCAAGAAGGTGGAGTTTATCTCTGAAAAAATTGATTATGCATCGGCACATGCCGTTGCAGGGTATGTGTCAAGTTATCTTTTTGATGTGCTGAATGACCTTGGCAATGATGATTATGTGGCAACGTATCTTAAAGAAAAAGGATATGAAGTAACGAAGAAAGAAAACAATAAATGATAGGAACTATGGAAGAAAAACAGAAAGTTCAGNGGATATTGATTTGCTTGAGGAGGACAGTCAGTCTGTAAAACTTATGATGATAAGTCTGGCTATCCTTTCGGTGGAGAAAAAAGTGAAAGGATGATATGGCACAGGAAATAACCAATTTCGCCCGGTTTTACGCTTTGTTCAACAAGCTGCCGTTCAACGGAGACCGGGAAGAGTTCAAGAAGTCCATCGTGTTGCAGTATACATGGAACCGGACAGACAGTCTTCGTGAAATGACGAGGCTTGAATATAAGACCTGTTGTGAGGGATTGGAGAAATTGGCCGGTGTGGACGAGCGTCGTCAGAAGATGCAGGAGGAACTTAAATATTGGCGCAGCGTGTGTTTGAGACTCATGCAAAAAATGGGAATCGACACTTCGGACTGGGCGCGTGTCAATGACTTCTGCCGGAATCCCCGGATTGCGGGAAAGGCGTTCAGTCAAATCTCTTCGGACGAACTGGAACAACTGGCTGTAAAGCTGCGCTCTATCCGGCGCAAGGGCGGGCTCAAGGAAAAAAAGAAAGAGGAAGTAAAACAACCGGCGGCGGTGACCTATATGCTCATAAACACCAAAGCTCCTAAAAATTGACGGATATGGATAAGAGATTTAATGAACTGCTTGAGAATGTCAAGAACCAGATACTTGACGTGTTCCCGGAAATGGACCGGGATGATCGGGAAGAGTTTTTCAACAGGCTGAACGAGTGGTCTTATGAGAAATATGAGGAAGCCCTGTTGGAAAGCGAGTTGGAAACGCCAGATTATGGTGAGGAGTATGAGAATTGATGGATTAACAACAAAAACGATTTGAATTATGGAAGAGAAGAACCAGACCGTCGTAATGACGGAAACCGAGAAGGCGGAGTTTGATGCCTTCCGTCAGGCGAAAGCCAAGAAAGTCGCGGAAGAGAAGGCGAGAGCCGACCGCGAGATGTATAAGCAGATGGTGGACGAGGAGATCGAACGCTCTATTCCGGTGTTGCTGGGTATCAGCGAGCGCATCAAGGAGAGCAAGCGGACGGTGATGGAGAATTTCAAGACCATCCTTGAAATGAAGTCCGACCTGTTCAAGACGAAAGCAAAGGACGATCAGCGCAGTCACACATTCACCAACAGCGAGGGAAGCAAGCGTATCACGTTGGGCGTGTATGTGACAGACGGTTACCGCGATACGGTGGAGGACGGAATTGCCATCGTGAAGGAGTATATCGAAAGCCTCGCCAAGGACGAAAAGACCAAGGCGCTGGTGAGCATGGTTCTCCGCCTGTTGGCACGTGATGCCAAAGGTACGTTGAAAGCCTCGCGCATCGTTCAATTGCGCAAGGTAGCGATGGAAACCGGTGACGAGCGTTTCATGGAAGGCGTGCGCATCATCGAGGAGAGTTACCAGCCGGAGGTGAGCAAGCAGTTCATCAGAGCTGAGATAAGAGACAATAACGGGATGTGGAAGCCCATCCCGTTGGGTATGACAGAATCCTAAAAATGAAGAGTATGATACAGAATGTAGAGAAGAGCCCCAAAGTAGCCTTGTGCCGTGCTTGTCGCGGCACGGGTGTCGTACAGAGAACGACCGAACTTCCTTCTCGGATTTTCAGAAAAAAGAAAGTGAATATTACCGAGGAGGCTTGTCCCCAATGTGGCGGCAGCGGCCGGGTGATAGTGAGCGCGAAGATGGAACTGGACATTCAACCATATAATCCAAAGAAGGAGTAAGCGATGGCAAAGCGACGCGGAGTAAGTTATGAGAAACGTGTGGAGGAGATAAACAGGATATACGACCAATATGCCAAACNACGAGGAGACCCGCCAGCTTTTACTCTTTAATGACGATGACTATGAACAAGGACGTGCAGAAGATAATCGCCCGGATCCTGCAGGATATCCGGGTGGAGATGACAGATGAGTTCGACCGTAATTTTGAGCGTCAGGCTTTTTTCTCCGAGGCATGGCAGCGGCGTAAAAGCCCGACACGTCCCGGAGGTTCTATTTTGATAGATACCGGCCGGCTCAGGCGGAGCGTTTCCAGCCGGACCACGGAGAACAGCATCACGTTTTACACCGACCTTCCGTATGCGGTCATCCACAATGACGGCGGGGAGATAAGGGTGACAAAAAAGATGAAGCGTTATTTTTGGCATAAATACTACGAGGCGACCGGTTCTTTCGGGCGCAGGAAGAATGGAGAGAAACGCAAGGACAAACGTACCGTGCAGCTGACCGGCGAGGCGGAGTTCTGGAAGTTCATGGCGTTGAAAAAGGAGGGCAGCATGATCAAGATTCCCCGAAGGCGTTTCTTGGGGGTTTCTCCCGAAGTGGAGAAGGCTGTCCGTGAAATCATAGAGGAGAATATAACGGAATATTTCAATGTTGAATTTGATATAAGACGGAAATGAGAAAGGAACTTTATAATATGCTCTGCAAGGAGCTGAAGGAGGTGGGCGGAGGCTTGATAAAACACATCGACCTGTGGAACCACAATGTGGAGTTTATCGAGCAGGAGGAGAATTGGGAACGCCCTGCCGTATTCGTGGAGTTCTGCCCGATACGCTGGAACGCGATTGTGGACGGGGTGGAATATCGGGCCGAACCGGAAGTGAAACTGCATATCGTGACGGACTGGGCCGGTGCGGCCAACGAGGGCAGCCCGTTCAAGGAAGAGGCGTTGGAGGTGTTTGACCTGCCGGAACTGATACATGAGCGGCTCTCGTGCATGGATGGCGATACTTTCATGGCATTTGACCTTGTGGAGAGCCAGACGAACCACAACCACGAGGAGATCGTGGAAAATATCGAGGTGTATTCGTGCGTGGCCTTCAAACGGCTTCGATAAACGGCCATGTTCGGACAGTAAAGCCTCCGGCGGACAAATTACCGCCGGAGGCTTTCTATTTCAACAGGGGGCAAAGAAACGCCGTCAGGCAGCCTCTTTTTTGAACAGCATCATGTCCGTGTAGGATGAGCTGTAGTTTATGTGGGCGTTGAACTCCATCCGGGTACATCCCTCGAACGGGTTGCCGGTATTTTTGTTTTTCCCGATCCATTCGCACAGCTCCAGGATGGAGGATTTGTTTGAGGTGAAATAGACGAACGGATGCCCGGATAGCACGTTCAGCACGTCGAGGTAATCCGACATACGCCAACTCATATTGTAAGTACCCACGTCGGTGGAAAGGTACGGCGGGTCCACCAGGAACACCACGCCCGGCGTGTCTTTGTAGCGGTTGAACAGCTCCTTATAATCGCAGGAGACGATTTCCAGCCCCTCCAGATAATCCGTGCACTCCGGATAGTCCGCTTTCCGGATGTTGTTATAAAGGGCTTCCTTCCGCATCTCCGGTACGCTCAGTTTATATTTCATGGAGAACATCAAAGAGGAGGACAGGGTGATGAAGTCCACGTAACCGGTCTCGTGCTCCTCCTGGAGGATACGGCTGAAGATGCGCTCACGCAGTTCTCCGGTTATGGTCTTGTGCCGTGGAACGGAATTCCCTACCATGGAACGCA